GAAGTTATGCGTATGAAACCATCTAGGTTTTGGTGGCAAAAAAACGTATGGCCACTAATTGATAAAAAAATGTCGAGAGAAGATTGTCTAAAATGGTATGAGGGTAAAGGATTTAAGATACCTGTCAAAAGCGCATGCATTGGATGTCCCTTTCATGACGATAAATTTTGGATTGATATGAGAGACAATAGACCAAAAGAGTTTGCATCTGCTGTAGAATTTGATAAAAAGATGCGTATGCATAACCCTAAAGTAAAAAACTTTGTACATAGACAGTGTGTACCTTTAGACGAAGTTAAGTTTAAAGATGATCAGGGGCCAGATTTATTCAATCAAGAATGTGAAGGGATGTGTGGTGTTTAGACAATTAATTATTCAAGCGTTAGAAGATAGATATAATGCACAAATAAGTGAAGCTGAAGCAACATTAAAAATATATATGGAGAAGCCTGTTGGTATAGGTGAGCATCCACAACACATAGACGAATGTGATAAGCTTATTGATAAAATTGCAAACGCTGAAGAAAAATTAAGAACTTTACAAGCTTATAAACTATGAGTGATTCTGAAATGTTTGACTCTGTTTTTCCACAAGATAAACAAATTGGTGGATCTCATTATAAAGATTTTCATATACAACCATATGAATTTATATCCAAAAATAATTTATCTTTCTTTCAAGGTAACGTAGTTAAATACGTTTGTAGATATTTAAATAAAAATGGAATTGAAGATTTAGATAAAATTATACACTACTGTGAGTTAGAGAAAAAGAAAATGAAAGATTTAAATGGCAAACACAATAGTAAAAAACATAAGCGTTGAAAAGGTTAAGTTTACATTAGAGATCTATCCTGCAAGAGAAGGTAGCACAGGAACTGAAGGACCTTATTGGGAAATATTTCCTGCAGATTATCACGCTGCTTTATTTGCATTTAGTAATAAAGAAAAATTAAACAAACTTATTAAAGAAAAATATATAAAATGACAGGTTTACAATTTACATTTAATTTTAAAAAACATATTTGGTCATGCCCAAGTGAATATAAAGATTTATCTGGATATGATGAAATAGCAATAGATCTGGAGACAAGAGATGAAGGTATCAATAATAAGTTGGGTGCTGGCTGGGCTACTGGTAATGGTTATGTTATTGGCTTTGCAGTTGCTGTAGAGGGATGGCAAGGATACTACCCTTTTAAACATTTTGGTGGTGGTAATATGATTGAACCACAGGTTTTACAATACATGAAAGATGTATGTAAGTTACCTGCAAGAAAAATATTTCATAACGCACAGTATGATGTCGGTTGGTTAAGACATATGGGTATAGAGGTTAATGGTGAGATAGTAGATACCATGATCGCTGCTGGAGTTATTGACGAAAACAGATGGTCTTATAGTCTAAATGCCCTAGCTAAAGATTATCTTGGTGAGCTGAAGTCCGAAAACGATTTAAAAGAAGCTGCTAAGGATCATGGAATAGATCCCAAAGCAGAGATGTGGAAGTTACCTGCAGAGCATGTAGGTTTTTATGCGGAACAAGATGCACGGCTCACGTACCTGTTATGGCAAAGATTTAAACCAGAATTATATAATCAAAATTTAGAAACAGTTTGGAACCTTGAAGCTAAGCTGTTACCTATTCTTATTAAGATGAGGGAGAAAGGTGTTTTGGTAGACGTAGATAAAGCTCATGCTTTGAAACGAGAGTTTCAGGAGCAAGAGAAAATTTATTTACAAAAAATAAAGCAGTTAGTAGGAAAAGACATAGACATATGGGCAGCACGACAAATAGGAGAAGCCTATGATAAGTTAGGGATAGATTATCCACGTACTGACAAAACTCAAGAGCCATCTTTTACATCCAATTGGTTAGCTAATTCGAAACACGAAATAAGTAAATTTATAGCACAGGCTAGAGAGATCAACAAGTTTCATGGTACATTCCTGGACTCAATTTTAAGATACGAACATAATGGGAGGATACATGGCGAGATCAATCAGCTTAGGTCTGACAGTGGTGGGACTGTTAGCGGCCGTTTGTCTATGGCTAATCCTAATCTTCAACAGTTACCAGCACGTAACAAAGATTTTGGACCAAAAATCCGAGGTCTCTTCTTACCAGAAGAAGGTTGTAGATGGGGGTCATTTGACTACAGTCAGCAAGAACCAAGAATGGTAGTGCACTATGCAGCTAGTATCGGTGAAGGTTACGAGGGGTCTAATGAATTAGTTGATGCGTATTCTAATTCAGAAACAGATTTCCATCAAACAGTAGCAGATCTAGCAGGCATAGAAAGATCACAAGCGAAAACCATAGGATTAGGTCTGATGTATGGAATGGGTAAAAATAAGTTAGCAATTTCTTTAGGCTTATCAAAAGAAGAAGCAGAAAACCTAATATCAAAATATAATAGAAAAGTTCCATTTGTTAAGCTCTTATCTGATAGATGCATGAAAAAAGCAAGTGATGAAGGTGTCATACGTACAAAAAAAGGTAGAAAATGTAGATTTGATATGTGGGAAACTAAGGATTTCGGCATACATACACCAGAAACATTTGAGAATGCAGTAGCAAAATACGGTAAAAATAACATTAAAAGAGCTTTTACCTACAAAGCATTAAATAGATTAATACAAGGATCTGCGGCTGATCAAACTAAACAAGCAATTGTAAGTTGTTATGAGGAAGGATTTTTACCAAAGGTTCAAATTCATGATGAATTATGTTTTGATATTAAAAATGATGATGATATAAATAAGATAAAGAAAGCAATGGAAACATGTATGGAATTTAAAGTACCAAGTAAAGTAGATGTAGCTTTAGGAGATGATTTTGGACAAGCTTCATAGAAATCAAATAGCAGGTACAGGTACAGTAGTTTGGCCTGAATACAGAGTTTTTAAAGAAAGATTAGTTTTAAAAAAATTTGATGACATAAAGATTGTGCACGGCACACATAATGAATTTAAACAAACAGTCAGAGCTGATTTAGAAAAAAATGGTCTACTGTGTCCTATGGTTATAGATGAAAAAGATCAATTGCGAAATGGCAACCATAGATTTAAAATACTTAAAAAAGGTAATTTAGCTGACGCCAGTTTTTTTTACAAAGCAAGATCTCAAGAGGAAGTAATGTTTTTTTCGAGATTAAATGTTTTATGTTGGGAACTACATCCAGACATGAGTCAACTTATGGAAAAGTTATGGCAAGGAAAAATGAAAAAATACACAGAGAAAGTTACTCATCTGTTCACAGAGAATGTAAGAACTGCGAACGTAGAGCAGTAATAATAGAGCACAAAGAATATTATTGTGCTGAATGTGCCCTTAAAAAAGCGGGCATAAGACCCTTAACCAAATTAATGATTTATGAAAATTAATATTAAGCTAGTATTTAACCAGCTTTTTTAACAAACAAAGCTTCTGCATCTTTTACGCTTTGTTCATTGATCTTAGTTTTAAGACCTTTAATTTCGATATCGATCCACTTCATGTCAGGAGTAACTCTACCCTGTGACAACGCCTGGTTTGCCCACTTGGACTCCAGCGCTAGTTTCTCGGCTATCAACTTTTGTAGTGCCATTGCCTAGCTCCTCATAAGTTAAGTGAGGACGTCTAAAACCTCTTCCAAATCCGTCCTCGGTTACAGAATACTTATTCTCATTAAGATTCTGTGCGAAGCCCTCCATCGCAGACTTATCGTCAGCAGCGTTTACGACACTATTAAAATACAGTCCAGCTGCATAACATTGAAAGCGATATTGCTTCATGTGATTATCTTATCAACTTATTGGTGTAAAATCAAGTGTTTTTCTCTGCGTTGTCAATAAGGCAAAGAACTTTTAAATCTAGAATAGTGAAACCTTTTTCATTGAATTTAACCGCTATTTCATTGACTTTTTCGTGTGCTTTTATTTTGCATTTATCTAATGAATAATAAATTGTTGGATCCTCATAAAATTGTATGCAATGTGGACGCTCATTTACTGGGTTTAAAAGACAAATCAAACCTGCTAAAAAATATTCTTTCATACAAGCACTGTACCATACTTTTTGACTTGACACAGATCATGGGATTTCCTATATACATGGGAGAGGTAAAACAATGAACTTAAAAAGTAAATCAAAAATATTTCGATCTTTGGTAGAAAAGATTGATATTGCAATGTCCGAAGGAACTAACTTTGATGAAATTGCAGGTAAACTAAAAACAGTGCATGTTAAGAAGGGTGATGAATACATTCGACCACTTGATACTGACTTATGTACGCTGTTGGCAAATAATGAATTGGAGAGCAGATGATAAATTACTTGTATCTAATTGCTGTGCTAATAACTTTATTTGTAATATTTCCTAAAACTATGATTGTATTAGCAGGACTAATATGGCTGGCATAGATTGGAAACAAAAACATTACGAAGCGCATGATCGTCTAAGCAGAAAAAAGGGTTGGGATTTTAGTGACAACAATCCTTATTTTGAAAGAATGATGCTTGTGCTACCAGATCCAAAAATAAAGACAAAACCACAAATGAAAAAGGAGTTGAAGAAACATGGATATAAATAAATTTAAATCAGTTGCAGTAAGAAAACCAGACTATGATCTATTACAAGGACTATGTAGTGCTAAGTTTAGATCTCCTGCATCAATGATCAGTAAACTTGTAAATGAATACGTAGAGTATCAGGCAGGAAAAAACAAAATGACTGTAGAAACTTACAAGCAAAAAATTTTAATAAACCAACAACCAACTAAGGAGAAAGAAAATGGACGAAGAGGTAAAAAAGTTAAAAGACATTATCGTTAGGCTAGCAACAAGACTTGAGGAGACTGAGAAAAATCTCAATACGTTGCAGAAGGCATGTAGCAAGACTTGTGAAGAAGTGTTAGCTATTTTAAGAGACGGTGAGCATTATCATAAAACGATAGATACTACTGAGCTTAAAAAATGATGTCAGATAAAGATTGCATTGATTTCAATAATTACCTTGATGATTTAAAGACAGGTACAAGAGAAATCAAAGTTAATAATTATATAAGGTACCATGTCCATGCAGTAGAAGGTGGGCACGATATCACTATTTTGACAGGTGACGAGAAAAACTTAGACAATGTAGTTGTGCAGGTGTTTAAGTGCAGATGGCCTAAAAATAGAAATCCAAGAACAAAACCCTTTACAAACCATGAAAAAAAATATACGTAAAAACAATATGAAATTTGGTGAGCCTTACAAGATTTGTAAAAACTGCAAGGGTAATGGATATGTAAGAATTATCCCTTATTCTGAAACGCAGACTTGCAAAGAGTGTGGAGGAGCAGGTCACTTTGAGAATGTAAAAACAACCACGGATCACGAACCAGGTGAAAAGATTTCAACTGATTATGTGTTAAAATTAATTAAAGTTTTAGAGGAGTTTATCCGTGGCAAAAAAAGAACAATCCACTAATCCACTTTTAAATTCTTTAAATATTCTAGCATCAAAGCTAACTGAAAAAGAGTACAGAAATGTTACTCAAAATATGTTTAGATTGTACATGGGCGATAAGCTTGGTTACAAAGAAACTTTTGATCCACAATTTATGGCTGATATTTCGGCTGTGTGGCAATTTAGAAAAGAAAAAAAAGTTGAAAAGAAAGCTAAGCTTTACAAATTGAAAGTCTTAAAGGGTGGCAAAGATGCGTAAAAGTGATTATAGTATACAAATGAGCTTTAAAGACTTCTTTCAAAAACCTGAACCTGTAACCCGTTCTGGAGAGGATATACACAAAGTTATATCTGGTGTACACATAGATTATGAAGATGCAAAAACAAAAAAAAGAGATCCAGAATTAACTATATACTATCGTGACTTACTCACTTTCCTTATTAAAACTTATGGGCACTAGCTTCGCAGCTCAATTATTAGCCACAGACGTGGAGCCTGAAGAAAAATTATGGAGGGGTGTCCTTTGTAATGCAATCGAAGATGCAGGTCAAAAATCTCAAGAACGTAAGGCTTCAATTTATAAATGTGATGCTCATGCTTGGATAATGTCTAATGTCACTGACTTTCATACGGTCTGTTATTATGCAGGATTTGAGCCAGAACATGTAAAAGAACGTTATAAAATGGCTATTATGAAAGGAGATATACAGTTCTCTCCAAAAAATTTTGCGTGGAAAAAGTATTCAATACAGTTTAATAAGTATCGTAGTTGTAAGGAAGAAGAATCTAAAAAATATCACCGAAAACATTTATTACATTTAAGACATGCTGTAGATCTAGCAACTTCAATGTTTATGACTAATTTAGTTACTACCGTATAAATAAAAAGGGCAGCTTGAGTCTCCCCTTACTGCCCTTCTCCAACTAACTTAGAAAGAATGATTATGAAACATAATCAAGCCTTCGCATTAGTTTATTTTGATCACATAGTCAAGTCATTTTTCCTCCTTAGTTGTTTCAAAGAGCAAATATATGAAAAAACGGTTAACATATATTCGTGACCCTATCAAATTAGTAGAAAGTATCAAGAAAAAAGAACCACGCTCCTAGAACCAGGCATATACCCATTGCTTAGAAAAAAAAATAAAAAAAACTTTTTTGGAAAATAAGCCTTTTTTTCTAGGAATCTAGGAGTAATCGTCTATTATTCTTATTTACCAACATTAATTTACTCCTAGTTTTACTCCTAGAACCAGTTTTACTCCTAGAAATATCTAGGAGTAAGTATACTCCTAACGAGTGGGGGGTAGAATTTTTTACTAAGGAGTTTAATTTTGTAAGGAAGGTGTATATAGTCATTTTGTGCCGAAGAAAGCAAATCAATTAAAGACTATATCTGAACTTACGCCAAAACAACGTAAGTTTGTTGATATCTATGTGTCCAATTATGGCGAGATTTCGAAGGTTGAAGCTGCAAAGCAGGCAGGTTTTACTTCAACAAATAAATATGGTCCTACAGATCAAGCAAGTAGATTATTAAATCCTGACAAGAATCCTCATGTTGTTAGATATTTCGAAAAAAGAATGGCTCAAGAATTAGAGAAAGAAGAAAAAGATAAGTTATTATCATATAAACATTACAACAGAATGCGTGATACTTCAGAAAAGAAAGGCCAGATGACAGCAGCTATAACTGCACAGTTTAGACGAGATCAAATGGCAGGTCATTTTGTAGACAGAAAAGAAATAAGCCATATTGGTTTAGAGGGTATGAACAGAGAACAATTGGAGAAAAGACTTGAGGAGCTTGAATCAAAAATCGGCGAAGCCAAAAACATCATTGACGTTACGCCAACAGAGAGCAATTAAAAGCACAGACTGGAGAGAATTCTTGACAGTCTTCAACGAAGTGCATAATAGTACGCTTACTACATCTGTAGGAATTGTATCTGTATTAACGGGGAGTAAAAATGAAAAGTAGAAAGCTACAAAGAAAAAAATCTATTGAGGTCAATAATAAAATACACAAAGAAAAAATAGAACGATACCCATTTGTTGAGGTGCATTGGTTAGATATTGTTGGAGAAACAGGTTGGCAGACTTTTGATACATTAATGAAATCTGGTCTAGGTCGTATGGTTTCTAGAGGTTGGCTTGTTTCCCGTGCAAAAGGTGTAACTAGAATATTTGCTGATTATGGATTGAAGGACGGCAAAGAAGGAGACGAGGGCTATATCGAAACTATTGGTGGAACTACTATCATACCTAATTCAGTAATAACTAAAATTATAAAACTATCATAATGGATATCATTGTTTGGTCTGAAGGTTTTTACTATTTAATGGAGATTAAATATGATTTTAACTTTGCTGTCTTAGATTTTTTTGAATATTGTGATGCAATTAGAGAGGCTATGGCTACTTATAATGATGAAATCAATAGGTGGGTAATGAAAGATGGAAGACATTTTTTTGGTTGTATAGCTAATGAGAATTATTAATTCTTGACCGATTAAATTATGGCTCAAAACAAAGAAACTAGACTGTGGCATGAGCTAAAAAATTTAGATAAAGATTGGCATTTTACCCGCATAGAATCTAGCACAATTAATGGAATCCCTGACGTACATTGTGTCGTAAATAAGCAAGTATTTTGGCTTGAGCTCAAAGCGAACACCAGCAAGAATTGTGGCCTGTCAAAGTATCAAATTAATTGGCATATTAAATACTTGAAAGCAGGTGGTCGAGCGTATATCTTGAATAGGCCCCTCTTGCAGAGCCCTTATGAACTTCTGGCCGTGAGCCGTGAGTCCCGAACCCCGCTCCCTATCTCCCGCCACACGGATCTAAAGACTTTAATCTCCGCCGCAGCGGAGCTGGGCACTGGCCCATCCTCCTGATCCCACGCCCACGTTCCCACGCCCACGTTTATCAATGCTTTTGAAGCATTGACTCTGGCCGAAGGAGCTGGTACCGCGGCTCAGCATGCTGCTCTCCCACTCCCACCCCCACGCCCCCACGCACACATCTGCTTGAACTAAACCTTCAGGAGGCATCACCAGCTGGGATCTGGCGCTGCTGGTCAGGAAATGGTAGATTGGTAATGGGTGTGGGTATGGTTTATTTTCATTTTCCTTTCTCGACCCACGCCCCCGTTCTCAAACGACAAGGTCATCTGTGCTATGAACTAGAAGAGCTGGCCAGGCGAGACCTGACGGCAGCATGCGATCCTGCTTTGGAAAATTTTTTTGGAAAAAGAACTTGACTTCTATCCCATCATATCTTATCTGTAGATGGTCGGCACCTATCAAAAAGAAAGAGGATAAGGAGCGGTTATACTAGTTATCGAACGGGACCTCACCGACCTAACTAACAAAGGAGAAAAAAATGACGAAGAACTTTATATGGAGAGATCCTCTAGACTCAGAAGAAGCCAAAGCTATGGCGACAGAAGATGAAGCGAACATTGCTTACACATGTCCTGAGCATGGTAAAGAAACCTACTTTCGTATCAAAGCACTTGAAAGGCAACCCAAGATGCAAGATTACGTGTACGTATGGTTCAAGCACCGTAACCATTCGGAAAAGATGTGGGTGAGGATTACCAAAGGCAGTAGACTCAAGGGCGAAGGTCTTCTGGATAATGTACCTAAGATACTTACGAAGTTACAAATTCGTGATCTCGTTAAGTTCAAAACAGATGTGGAGGGCATAACATGGGGCAAGTAAACATACTTCCACGTAAAGCTAAATGGTGGTTAGGCTACACAGATATCAAACAAGCCCTTCGGGCAGGGGAACAGGACGACCTGTTCCTCATTAAGGACATTGCAAGGCACGGCTGTAGTGGCGGAGTTCCAGATCTCACATACTATGTCGACACCACCGCCTTCTACGATAACTTCGAAACCGACGTTTGGCGTTATGTGCGCGAAGCAGCCCAGTCTGCAGGTGAGTCTGTTTTCTTCATGCTGGATAAGGACATACAAGGACCCACAGCATTCAAGAACTCGATGACATGGTTGGCTGTCGAATGTGCAGCTCAGGAGCTCGACGCCGAAAAGGAGGAACATTGATATGGGTAATTACTCTTCTAGTCCCACTAGCCTTCTGGCCAAGAACCGTGGGATGGATCTACATCTTCGTGCTGGCAGCGCTGGTGCGTGGATGCACATCAATCTAGTCCCACGCCCACGTTCAGTGGAGAGAGGTAATGTAATGTACAACATTAGCTCTGGCCAGCAGCCCAGGACGGAACCATGTGCTGGATCCCACGCCCACGCCCGAAGAAGCCCGATGATAGAGGAGTATAAACTAGACTGGCCAGGAGCCCAGTGCGCAGCAAGCAGCAGATCCTGCTGGAAAATTTTTTTGAAATCTTTTCTTGCATTATTCATGGGATATGGTAGGACTAATGAAACTAACTTAACAAAGGAGAAAAACATGGGCTTTGATTTATATAGTCTAGGAAATCACAAAACAGAAAAAGGCGAATACTTCAGAAATAGCGTGTGGGGTTGGCGTAGACTAGCTGACTTTGTATGTGAACAAACAGGAGTAATTGACGAAGATAATAAAAAGTATTGGCAGTCAAACGACGGTCATGAGGTAAGTGAACAAGAGGCAATGCAAATTGCACAACAACTCAAAGCACTTATCAAAGACGGCACAGTCTCAAAAGCTATCCAAGAGGTAGAGGAAGAAGAACAGAAAGCAAAAGAGAACAACAAGTTTGTTGATCGTTGCCACGATATGATAAGGGAAAAGGTGGAGAGAGAAACAGGAAAGACCAACCTAGCACCTGCTGACTATCCAAAGGAAGATCACGATACTTGGAAATGGGTACAATCCAAGCATGATTGGGGTAGTTCATATCCCTTTACAATGGAGAATGTTCAAGACTTCATTGAGTTCTGTGAACAATCCAACGGTTTCCGTATATGTTAGGTTAAAATAAAAAGCGTGGGCTAACGCCCACGCCCACGCCCACGCCCACGTTTGAAAACGATTAATAAACTAAACAGCTGCCTGGTCAGGATACCAGTGCAAAACGGGACCATTGGTTTGGACAAAAAATTTATACATATATGACATGAAAATTAATTTTAAAATTAGTGAAATTAATTGTTGTAAAAATAAAATCTTATCTATATAAGACTAGATATAACAATTAACTAATGAAAGGAAAATGTTATGAGCAATCAAAAAGTAGTAAAGCTACAAAAGAAAGCTACAAAACAAA